GCACGCTATTCTTGTATCAGAACTGAATAAGACTCGGAGGTTGGTGGACCTTGGCAACAGAAAACCACCATATTTTTAATATTTAACTTAAACTTATTCTCGTGAGAAATAGAATTCCTTTTGGATATACACAATTTGCTGGTATAGTCCTTGTTAAACTGAATGTAAAATTATTTGAAGAGCAAGCAATTGGTCTAGTTCAAAAGTACAAAGGTCTTGTACAATGGGATAATGGTAAGTATGGCAGAGCTATTGAAGGTACAATAGAATTCAGTTCCATTGAAAAATTCCATAAAGATTTAGCTCTTGCAAGAATTGATGCTAAAATTGAGAGACTTATGGAGCAAAAAGCTTCTATGCTTGATAAAGCAGTTACAGATAATAATTTACCAAATTTTGATTTAATGTAGTTATGAAGACAAATATATTATTTACCATTACTTGCTTTACAGCAGGTATAGTTACGGGTTGGTTTATTGCTGACTCTAATGTTAATCAACCACAACATATTAAAGTAGAATATTATTTGGAGTTAAAACCAAATGATAAAGCTATTATTGAAGATGTTCATGGTAATACTATTCAGTGTGATATGGATAGCATTCCTGCTGTATTGTTAAAAGATAATCTGTAGTATTATGTTAGGAAAGAAAAAACAACAGTTAGCGTATTTAAAAATTGAATGGGCTGAATTAGAATGGGAAATTGCAGAAGCAAAAGTTTCTGATACTGATCCAGATGTAAAAAGTTACCATCTTGGTGAACTTCAGTGCATGCAAATGGCTATTGAAGAAGAGATTGATGCTCTTGAGCATGAATTAGGAATGATTCCACTTAAACTCATGTTAGGTGGATTTGTTATCTTTGTTATTGGTATGACTATCTATATGATGTCATAATAACAATGGTCTCATAGCTCAGCTGGATAGAGCAATTCACTTCTAATGAATAGGTCACAGGTTCGAATCCTGTTGGGACTACTATTATTTTTATTTATTCACTTAAAATTCTGATTATGAATGTGTTAGGAAAACTATTCAACAAGAAAAAAACTTATCCAAAGGATAATAAGTTTGAAGTACTTATTATTGGTGAGGACAAATCTGATTTCCAAGAAATGCTTGGGATTACAGACAAAAGAAAAGATGAGTTACTCAAGCTGGCATTTAAGAGTTATAAAGACAATGATCTTTTTACCACTAGTTGTCAAGTAGCAGTAGCTGAATGTACTCATATTAATGAGGTTGTATTTCTAATGACCATACTTACTAAAATAAGAGAATTAGAGAGTAATCCGTTATCTGCAATTTTATCTGGTATTGGTCGTGGAGAGTAAAATCTTTACATCAGTATTAGGTTTCAATTTTGAACTTAATCTGGTGGACAATGATGGTCAACCTATTAGAACAGGAGCAAGGAGGGTAGATTACTTATCCTCTGAGACTCCTAATGTAGGTACCAAAATTGGTGGAGAATCATGGTTCACTAATTTTAATGAACCTTTGTTAAGTAAAATTAGAGATTACAGAAGGAGAAATGACTAAAATCAAAGTAGAACTAGAAGAAACAGATTTATTTAATGCTATTAAGAAGATCCTTGATCATCCTAATAGAGTAGAAATAGCAAGAGCATTAACTAGTATTATTGCACCTCATGAAAAACTAACATCTATATTCTTTAAGACATACTTTGGTGGTTCTGCACCACCAGTATTACCTGAAGGAACCATGGTTACTGTAAATCCAAATAAATTGAGTTACAAAACCAATGTAGAAGGTATGAAAAGACTTGGCTTACTTAATATTAGTGGTCATGCAACTGCTATAATCAAAGAATTCAGAGGTTTTCATGAGAGCCACAATTATTATGTAAACTTTATGAATGTTGATGACAATGATAATAAATCATATGAAGACACAGGATTCATAAATTATCAAGATGTTATAAGTGTAATAGAAGAGCTTTAAAGATAGTATATCTGTTGGTATGCTTTTCCTAACAAAGGAGTATGGGAGGGACTAATAATCCCTCCCCTTTTCCTTGTTTAGCTATATAATGTGAAATAATAAACACTAGTTTAAGCTATGTAAGATTTAATATCATACATTTACTAAACTTTATGTGTATAGAATGTTATATCAGCTACCAAATGGTAAGGTTATTTATTTAACAGTTGAGCAATATCTTGAGCTCACTCATGAAGACATTCAATATCTTATGTCTATTGATTTTGGTGAACACATTCTAAATCCTTTTACTGATTCTGCTGTTGTACAAAATACAAAAGAACAGTATTATGACTTTGATTACTATCCAGATGATGATAGCTTAGAAGAAAGAGCATCAGATGATGAACCATTTGATGATATAATAGATTTATCAAATACTTCTGATATATAATATTGCATTAGCAATAAACACTTACTATTAGCAAGAGTAACTAATAGTATAGTAATCTACTCACATTTTCATTTACTATTTAATTTATTGTTATGAATACAAAAGTTATTGTATTGGCAGATGATGCCACAAAAAGTGTTATTAACCTATCAAAGAATCCTGAATTTGGATACATTAGAGTTAAGCAAACAAGATTTTTAACTGATGAAAAGACTGGTTTCTTAACTGCAAGACCTATTACTGCATTAGTAACTGCTCCTATTGATGATTTAAAAGAAGCAGCATTTTATGAAGGTCAAGAACTTAAAGGTAAAATTGTTATTGAAGAGTCTTTGACTCCATTTAACAAAAAGAATCCTGAGCGTGACCTTAAAGTTGCAGGTAAAACAGGTATTGTGTGCCGTTTAGAAGGTTCACCTATTTACCGTAGAACAAGATTTACATTCAATGATCAAGCAAATGATACTTGGGTACAACATGATAATGTATCTGAGCTACGTAATGCTTATCAAGAAGAAGAGAAAGTTTCTGCAATGAAACCTAATGAAGACTTTTCTGTTCAATAGCAGAAAATTGTTGATTGATGTGTGATTAGGGGGTAGAAATACCCCCTTTTCTATTTTATGATTAAACCAATGTATATTATGGAAAAGCTAAAGAAACAGGTAAGAAATTACCAGTTGAGATCACAAACTGTGATGTCATATGAACAAGATGGGTATTCTTCCTATCAGAATTATCTCTACAAGAGAGCACTCTATGGTTTAGATGCTCTTACAGAGAAAGAACTTGCTACTATGTGTAGTAAGAAAAAACAACGGATTATTAATGTTTACAAACGTGCACAGGTTACACTTAATAAGTTTAAACAGCATGTAACTATTAAATATTCCAATACAATCTTTGAAACTCTGTTTCCAAACAGTCCAATTACACAGTTTTTATTGGCTGATACTGAGACAGATGAGAAGTTTAAGAACACTTTAACTTTTAAAGATTTAGGTATTGAAAAGCAAGATATTATTGCTATCTTTATTGCTGAAGGCATCTTACCAAAAAACTTTTTTGATTTAAAAGATGCACCATTAGCATTACCTAGATTAAAACATGAAGTCAAAGCTTAAAGAATGTGATGGTTGTCAAAAGATGACTGTTATATGGAAGAATTCTGAGGGATTTAAATTCTGCCGTTATTGCTGGAGTTGCCAAAAAGCCATTAATAGTGACAGTGCACAGAAACCAAACGACTATAAAGTCCCTCAGGTCTCTTCTAAAAAGAAAAAGAAAGATGTTGAGTATCTCAAACTGAGAGAAAGATTTCTTACTGAAAATCCAATATGTCAGGTCTCTGTAGCCGGTTGTATGAATGGTAGTACTGATGTGCACCATAAATTTGCCGGCTCCAACAGAGATGCTTTCTATTTGGTACAGTCTACATGGTTGAGCGTATGTAGAAACTGTCATGATTGGATTCATGCTCATCCTGCAGAGGCTAGAATACTGAACTATTTAAAATGATTTTATTTACTGATTAAAAAATTATGATTATGAACTCAAAAGTTAACATTAAGTACAGCAAAGACTATGAAAAATTCTTATTCTTAGATAATAATAGAATTTTGAACCCAGGACACGTACAAACAATGATTGAAAGTATACGTACAATGGGTGTAATTAGACCTGTAGTATGTATTGAAACAGATGCCATTTCTGGAAAGAAACAGAGATATATTACTGATGGTCAACACTTGTTTACTGCTCTTGTAGCAGAAGAATTAGAGATCCCATACATTGTGCTCAATGTAGAAGATGAGATTGAATTGGTTGTTAAAATGGCAAAGATGAACAATTCATCAAAGTCATGGACACTTCTAAACTATGTGAATGCATTTAAACCTTATCTACCTGATTATCAGAAGTTATTTAAGATGAGAAACAAGTATAATATTGAGCCATTAATGTTGGCTGCAATATGTACTCGTGGTACCTCAGCAGTAGTTTCTGGTTCTAGATTGATTAAGTCTGGACATTTTAAGATTACTAATCCTGAAGCTCAGGAAATGGCTAAAGCATTTAATGATTTCTTCTTAAAGATTGGTAGAGCTGACCGTTGGGTTAAACACCAATTCTTACAAGTATTTATGCGTGCATGGGGTACTTATGATCATGATAAAGCATTAGCAAATCTTGATAAACATATCAAGACTGTTAAAGCTATGAGTGACACTGGTGCTGCAGAAGCATTTATTAGCAGAAACATTTTCAATTTAACTAAATAATGGAAAGAGAAGAGATTCAAGAACAAGCATTAAAAGCAACAGAAGGGAGACGGAGATGTTCCGTAGTATTAGGCACAGGGGTCGGTAAGACCCTTGTAGGCCTATTACATATTGAGAGAAATACTAATGCTATGCAAAATGTATTAGTAGTTGCTCCAAAGAAATCTATTTTTCAGTCTTGGTCTGATGATGCTGTGAAGTTTGGTAAACAAGATTTGTTAGAGAGAATTACTTTCTCTACATATATTGGATTACCAAAGAGAGATCCAAATGCATATGATTATGTATACTTAGATGAATGTCATTCACTTCTTGATTCTCATAGAGCATTCCTTGATGTGTATAAAGGTGGAATCCTGGGTTTAACTGGGACTCCACCTAAACACAAAGGATCTGAGAAAGGAATGATGGTTGGTCAATTCTGTCCTGTAGCTTATACATTTAAAGCTGATGATGCAATTGAGAATGGTATCATTAATGACTATCAAATCATTGTACATGAGCTTCAATTAAATAAGTGTAAAGGTTATCAGGCTGTAATGAAGAACAAATCTTTTGTTACCTCAGAGTATGATAATTATGTTTACTGGTCTAGAAGAATTGATGTAGGTTCTGGTAATATGCATATGCTCCGGGTTATGAGAATGAAAGCTCTTATGGAGTATTCTACTAAAGAAAAGTATACTAAAGAACTAATGAAAAGTATTAATACAAAGTGTATTGTCTTTGCTAATACTCAAGAGCAAGCTGATAAACTATGTAGATTTAGTTACCATAGTGGTAATAAAGATTCTGAAGATAACTTACTGTTATTTAAAGAAGGCAAGATCAAACAATTATCCTGTGTACTGCAGTTAAATGAAGGTATTAATATACCGGAATTGAGACAAGGCATTATCATGCATGCGTATGGTAATGAGAGAAAAGCAGCACAGAGAATTGGTAGATTGCTCAGACTTAATCCAGATGAGAAAGCTATTGTACATATACTATGTTATAAGGGTACAGTAGATGAGAAATGGGTTAAAGAAGCTCTTGAGGGATTTGACCAAGATAAGATAGTTTGGAGAAATTATGATTTAAAGTTAAATTAGCACAATGGAACTACCAGAAGATCACAAACTTATACTGTATAATGATGATACACATAGTTTTGCATATGTGATAGCATGTTTAATTAAATACTGCGGTCATGAACCACAACAAGCAGAACAATGTGCATTGGTTGCTGATCTTGCTGGTCAGTGTACCATAAAACATGGTTGTTGGGCTCAAATAGATACAATGGCTGATTTTCTTCAAGGAGTGGGTCTAAAAGTAAAAATAGAACCTTATGAAGGCGATATGCATTGATAGCAGTAACAAACCAGCTAAAGTACCTATTGAACAATGGGTAAAAGAGGGTGAGACTTACACTATTATTAAAATAGTAAAGATGGGATTACAAGATGGTAGATATGGTGTACTACTTAAAGAAGTACAGATGTCTGCTGATTGTTTTCCATATGAATACTATGATGCTGAAAGATTTATTCCACTTGATATTAAATTACATCAACTTGAAGAAGAAAAAGAAGAAGTCTTAGAGGCAGATTTAGAATTAATATAGTTTTATGGCAGATTATACAATAGAAGACATTCTAAAAGAATGTGAAGTTCTTGCTGTGCAAAATAAGAGTGCGGCTAAGAAAAGAGAAAGAATGTATCTTGACAGAAGAAACTATCTTATAGGCATATTACATTATAAGTATGGTAAGAGCTCAACTTTTATTGCTGATATATTTGGAATGGATGGTTCATCTATTAGAATAGCAAAAAGACATGCTTATACTTTACTTAATTATAATGATATAAGTTTTGCAGCTAATGCCTGTGAGTATATTCAAAAGTTTCCATATGATTTTCCATATGCTGGTTCTAAACAACATAGAGGTACTACTGTAGTAGTTTCACTTGATAGAGCTTTGTATAAGAAAATAAAAGCATATGGTAATCTTGTTGGAGATGCTAAGATAGATGTTACAATTAAAAACCTACTTAAAAAAGCAATTAAGCTATGGGAAGAATGAAAGAAATATACATGCGTGTTATGTATGAGAATGATGGTCAGGTTCCAAAAGAAATGACCATTTCAGACATGGCTCGTATGAAAGAATTAGAAATCTATAATTGGGAAGAGTATGAAAGAGAACAAGAGAAAATTAGAGTTTTCAGAGTTAAACAAGAAAATCCAAGAGAGATTACAAAGGTTGCACAAGTCAGAGAATATTGGGAAGAGGAACTCAGGAAAGGTAAAATCAGAAGGGCTACAAAAGGTGAATAATGAAGAAGGGGATTAGCCACTTTATTAAATACACATTGGTATGGATAAGCCAAAACTTGTCCATACCTTTTTGGATGGTAGGTCATGTACATCTTAGCGTAAATGTTTATAAAGACATACATGAAATACTTATGTCCTTTGGTATGAATATAATTGTAGCAGTTGGATTTATTATTGACTATAAAGAAACAAAGAATGAAAAATAAAGTAGGAGTATTTATATTAGCATTACTACCAATAATAATTGGAGCAATGTTGCTTTTTGGATATTTTAGATGTGTCTATAAAATGATAACATGTAATTGGGAACCTGTTGGTAAAGCTGAGATAGTTTATACTATAGGTACATTTACTGGCTTAGGTGCCATAATTGGATATATTCCCATTGAAGATAAATAAATCACAAAAAAGTGTCATTTTTGGCATATTTAACCGGTTAATAACCGATTATGTAGGCTAAAACCAGCATAAATTGTGATTTTTTCACAAAAAGATGAATTAAGACATCATTAGAAAGGATAAGGGGTAAAAATTACCACATATGTTGAACATAAATGTAAACCTATAAGCTTACAAAACAGTTGAAAATTTAAACTTGTAGGCTTAAATAAAAAAAACAATGAGTGAACCAGAAACAGGATGGGTAAGTGCTCTTATTAAGTGTGACTTATGTGGTTATGAGTCATTGTCAGTACATCATGAGTCATGTGATAAGCTTGAGTGTGTTAACTGTGGGCGCATGTCTCACTATGAAGTTTTAGAATATTATACAAATGAAGAACTATGAAACTAAACAGAGAAGACCGTAGAGAAGAGATGGCTGGTATTGGCACGATGGTACTATTAATTTTTGTTACTATATGTGCAATTGGTGCTACTTTACAAGTAATTTTTAATTTATTTTAGTATGGAAAATTATCCAAAATGGGTAAACAATCTTGTTTACTTTTTAGCAGGCATTGGCTTCGGTCATTTATTATTTAACTTTATATTCTAAGTTATGCCGGATATGTCAATGTGTAAAGGAACAGATTGTCCATTAAAAGACACATGTTATAGGTATAAGGCTATAGCAAGTGAATTTAGACAGTCATACTTCTTTGATCTACCTTACAATAAAGAAGAAGAGAAATGTGATTATTATTGGCCAACTAAAATATTAGAAAATGGGAAAGATAATTCTTGAGTTTGATTCTATTGAAGAAAAGGAAGATGCAAGAGATGCATTAGATGGTCCTAGATGGAAACTAGTTGTTTGGGATATTGACCAAAAACTACGTGAGATAACCAAATATGGTTATGTTGACAAGAAAGAAGCTACTGATCAAGAAAGAGATTTAGCTGATAGACTTAGAAAAGAATTAAGAGAAATATTAGCAGACTATAATTTAAATCTAGAATAGTATGAATGTAAACAAGAAAGACTACAGAATTGTAGAAGTACAAGATGGTTATCAAACCAAGTATGCAGTAAAGAAAAGATTCTTATGGTTCTTTTGGAAGACTGTTAAGAATAATGCAGGATTTGATATTGAGTATACCTCAAGAAGAGCTGCACAATCTTACATTAACTTTCTAAAGTGATAATTTCTACATGTGTTAGGAAAGTACAGCGGATTAAGAGATTATGAGTGTTGTAGAAAAAGTCACTAGAAAGAGTATGATTATTAGACCAAGTGGGAGGAGCACTGATTACATTGCTCCTTCTTTTGGTCATGGCTGTTTGTATAACTGTACTTACTGTTATATGAAGAGACATAAGCCGGAAGGATTAACTGTAGCTAAGAATACTATGGATATCCTGACAGAAATTAATTCCCATGCATTCTTTGCAGATGTAGAGAAACCAAATCAGACTGGAGATTATATTACATATGATATCAGTTGTAATGAGGACTTTGCTCTACATGCTAAGTATCATGATTGGAGAACAATCTTTAAGTTCTTTAGAGATCATCCACTTGCTATGGGTTCATTTGCTACTAAGCATGTAAATAAAGAACTATTGGCATTTAACCCTGAAGGTAAAGTTAGAATTAGATTTAGTCTGATACCCTATGAGTTATACAAGCATCTTGAACCTAATACAAGTACTATTCACGAGAGACTTTTAGCTATACCACAGTTTTTAAATGCTGGTTATGAAGTTCATTTGAACTTTAGTCCTGTTATTGTACATGATAATTGGTTACAGCATTATATGAGTTTGTTTAACAATGTAGATAGAATAGCCAAAACACATGGCTGGGCTAATGATAGAGTTAAAGCTGAGGTAATCTTTTTAACTCATAATGAAGAGAAGCATAGATATAATGTAGAGCACAAGTTGCCAGGTGAAGAGTTTCTTTGGACACCTAAAATACAAGAAGGTAAGATATCTCAGTATGGTGGTAGAAATGTAAGATATGAGCATAATAGAAAGTCAGACTACATTAAACAGTTTATTCAAATACATGATAGTATAATACCTTGGAATACCATCAGATATATCTTTTAAAATGGAAAAGAAAATAACACATGAAATGCTGGAATTATCAGCACAGATTGCAAAAGAGCACTATGAATTAACAGAGAGTGTAGATAGAAACTTAAACTACCTATGGTATATGTATCATAAGGGTAGTAAAGTTGGGACATTCCGTCCTTTTGTATATATGGCAGAATTACAACTGCTAAAGAGAATGGGCTACATTAATGATGATGAAATTAAAAACATGATTAGAATGTTAGAATCATCTGATGAAGAGAACCTGCATATGGTTACTCTATCAATTAAGAGCTTCAGAAATTTAAGAATTCTAGAACACGGTGAATACAGTAAAGTAAGTCAAGTCTATTGGAAAATTGCTAAAGACTACCCTCATGAAATACTAAATCATGAAGTATTTATGCAGACTATGTCACCAGCAAACAATTAAGATATGACAGAACAACAATTAATAGACCTTGGATTTAACAAGGTAGAAGTTAAAGACTCAGAAAGTCAGAATGGTTATGATTATTTTTTCTACACATTAGATGTCTTTAATAACTTGACTCTTATGTCAGTAGACAGTGATCAAGTGAAAGAAGAAAATTGGTACGTGTATAATTTAGATTGGCCTGATCAGTTTAAACTTCAGACAAAGGATCAAGTTCTTCAATTCCTTCATTCTGTAGGTCACTCTTTTTCATGAGTTTAGCTTTTTCAGATAGCATTGCAGATAGAATAAGAATAGAACCTGATTCCCAAGCTTCATCTATTTCTTTAGATAGCAGATCAAATGGCATAGTAGTTTTTAGTATTTCTCCTGTACGGAGATGTATTTTACTACCAGCATCTGGATTTCTTGGATTAACAAAAGATATTCTTGTTATGTGAGTAACATTAAGATGCTCAATGTATGGGCCATCTTCATCTTTAAATTCAATTGGTAGAAACATCAGACTATTTGGTTACCTTCTATTTTGTAATTGCTAACTTGTACTAAGTTACCATTTCTTTTTAGAATAGCAAACCCATGATTCCATTCATTTATTTCTAAATATTCTGGAGTGAGTTCACATAAACAACCAAGGCTATATCCACGGATAGTTGTAGAGTCATCAGGACCATATACTCTTTGTGAGCTAGAACTTGTTTTGTGAAAGTGATTTATAAGACAATTAGTCTTTAATCTCATTAGAGCAGTGCGGGCTGGTACTACACCACCTGCACCAGGGATCTTGTCTCCATGTTCTATAAGGAAATCACCAAAGACAACTTTAGATCTAAATGGAATATATTGTACACCATATTCAGCTACATGTAGTAGTACATCTAGTCTGAATTCATCCATGTCTAATAGTTCTGATGCCTTAACTCTAAGGTATCTTTCAAATCTATTCTCATGGTTACCTGGGATAAAGTAAATAGGAATACCAGGGAATCTGGATCTGCAGTAATCTAAGAATTGTCTACCTGCTTCTATTTCCTGTTTGAAGTGAACCATTCTTGGGTCTTTCTCATGGAAAGAGAGTTGGTAAAAGTCTAACATGTCACCGTTGATAAGTAGAGATTCTATGTTTTGCTTTTCCATTTCATCAAATGCTGCTTCTATAGCATCATTATCTTGATATGGTATATGAAGGTCACCAATAACTCCTACTGAGTTGCAACCTGATGGGAATATAAAAGTATCACGCTTAGTTGCATAAGACTCTGGTAGAAATTTTTCTTTCATATTTATTTCAACTTTAAGTTCTTTTTGAAATTGTTTATTATGTAAGCTTTTTCTATGTGCTTTGCCATATTGACCTCTATAGTATCTTACTTTACCATAGACAGATTCAAGTGAATTAAGAACAGGATTTTCAGAATATATTTTTCTGGCTAGAGTTTTTGAAGGAGCTTCTGGGAATCTTTCTAGGTAATCTAATACTATCTGAGTATCTTTACTTATCTGATTATTATTTCCGGGAATTCTATCCATATCTATTAATAATATACAAAAAATCAGCTTATGTTTACTACTAAATTAGTTAAACGCGGAGGTAAGTTAGTTTATCCTGATGATAAATCCAAATTAAATTTTCAGATCTTTATTGATAAACTGGCTGATGGACAGCAGGTTGAAGTCTTTATGGGCTTAACTTCTGACAATGCCTCATTAGCTCAGATTGCTAAAGTGCATGCATGTATACGTACATTAGCACAAGAATCTGGCTATACTTTTGATGAAATGAAAAGAATTATTAAGACCCATGCTGGTCTTTGTTATGATGCAGGAGATGCAGAGATTTGTAAATCTTTTGCTGACTGCAGTAAAATGGAATTGGCTCTAGCAATAGAGTCCTGTGTAGAAATAGGAAGAGACTTTAATCTTAATCTTGCTTAGGTTCAACATAACCTTCATCACCTGGTTGAAGAACTTCTTTTTCTTCATATTGATCAGTTGCTTTAGCTTGTGTTTCAATTTCTGCAAGTAATAAGGCAACTGTATAAAAAGATCTTTGAAGATCATCTAAATCAGCATAAGGCTTATTCATGATTTCTGTAAAATATTCATCATTTTGTTTTTGACCAATTTGCTGAAATAAATAAAATGATAGAGCTTTAGCCATCATGTAATAATTCTTATTTACATTAATACTGATAGTTGCATCAGATTTGATTTCTTTTATTTTAATAGCCATTATATTATACTTTTTTAACAAATATACATGATTATGACTAATATATTAGACTGCAATGATTATAAACAAAAAATATTTAATAAACTTGAACCTAGTGGTTGGGGCAGAGTTCTTAAACCTTTTATATTTAGTTTAGAGTTTGAAAAGATTCTTACTGACTTATATAATCTTTCAAACAGTGGTAAAAGATTTACTCCTGTATTGAAAGATGTGTTTAGAGCCTTTGAGGAATGTCCTTATGATGAACTTAAAGTAGTCATAGTTGGACAAGATCCTTATCCCACAATTGGTGTAGCAGATGGTATTGCATTTAGTTGTAGTAAATCTGAGAAAGAACAACCTTCTCTAAGATTTATTCTTGATGAAGTTGAGAAACTATACCCTGACGGGTATAAAAGACCCTTAGACCTATCAAAATGGTCCCGACAGGGTATACTTATGCTAAATACAGCTCTTACAACTGAAGTAGGTAAGATTGGTAAGCATTATGAAATCTGGGCTCCGTTTGTAGCTTATGTGTTTGATTATCTAAAGAACTTTCATCCAGGACTAGTTTATGTCTATATGGGTAAAAAATCTCAAGAGTGGGCAGACATGTGTGGAGAAAATTGTACTAAATTTATTGTCTCACATCCGGCAAGTGCTGTATACAATGGTAGCAAATGGGATTCTAAAGGTGTCTTTGGAGAAGTTCGGGATACTGTACAGCATTTGTATAACTATAAAATCATTTGGTAATGGAAGAAATCTTTTTTAAGATAAGTAAGATGGGTTTAACACCTAACATGTTTTATGTTTTATATTGCATGCATAATAAAATTGTTCCTGATAAATCTATTAACACATCTCTTGAAGTAGCCAAATTATTATCAGGTAATTACCTTACAGAATCCTTGGAATTGTCAGGGAATAGCCTTAAATTTATACAGGAAATTGATGGCTTCTTCAAGAAATCTAAGAAGAAAACTTCTAAGAATCTAATGGGGGATGACTTCCTAGACAATATTAAACTTTACAATGAATTGTTTCCAAAAGGTAAATTACCTAGTGGTGTACCTGCAAGAGTAAATGTTAAGGGTCTTGAGAATGCTTTTAGATGGTTTTTTGAGAACTTTAGCTATTCATGGGATACTGTGTTAAAAGCTACTGATAAGTATGTAGATGAATATTCTATGAATAGATACAACTACATGAGAAACTCTCAATACTTTGTTAGAAAACAGAACACAGATAAAACCTGGGATTCAACTCTAGCAACTTATTGTGATATGATTGAAGCAGATGATTATGAAGAACCAAACTATTTTAAAGAACACATTGTATGATTAAAACCAAATTGTTTTTCATTGCATTAATAGGAAGCCTTGTTTCCTGGTTATTAGTTTATACTCTTCTTGTAGAGATGAACTTTGTACAATTTCTAGCAATTGAATTTATAGTGGGTTTATCTCACTACATCTATAATGATGTAAAAAGTAAGCTAACAACTTAATCCAAATGTATGGCAGAATTATTTAACGGTGCCCGGGCTCTGAAGCCTGTGAGTGAAAGAGACGCTCTTAGAAAAGCCCTTCTTAAGATGAAGGCTAGAAGATCTGGTGAGCTAAAGTCACTTAAAAGTTCATGGCCCAAATTTAATGATGCCTTCTGTGATGGATTGGAATGGAGAACTATCACCGTAGTTGGTGCTAGACCTGGAACAGGTAAAACTTTATTTATGGAACAGTTAATCTCTGATATTATTGAAGAGAACCAAGACCATAAGTTTAGAGTACTTAAGTTCCAGTTTGAAATGCTTGATGAGACCAATGGTATCAGAAAGCTGAGTCTGAATACAGGTGCTGATTACAATACATTAATGAGTAAAGGAGAACCAGTAGATAAAGATCTATATCTAAGATGTGTCCAGTACTATGAAGATAGTTCTAGAAATGACATCATTGATGTGGTATATGATCCGTGTACTGTAGATGAGATGTGCGCAACTATACATTATTATATGGAAGCTCACAAAGATGAAGCAGGTAACTACACAAATACTCTGGTTACTATTGACCACTCAGCTTTATTTAAAGTAGGTAAAGGTCAGAAGGATAAGTTTGAAGTATTATATGCTCTTGGTGAAGCCATGACATATATGAAAAAACATTATCCTGTGGCGTTTCTTATCTTAAGTCAGTTGAACCGGAATATAGATAACCCAGATAGATCTAAAGATGGTGACTATGGAAATTATGTATTAGATTCTGATTTATTTGGAGCAGATGCTTTATTGCAACATGCTGATGTAGTTTTAGGTATTAATAAACCTTCTATCAGAAAGATTAGACAGTATGGTCCAGAGAGATTTATAATTAGTGATGAAGACACGTTAGCCTTCCACTTCTTGAAATCCAGAAATGGCACCACAAGATTGAGCTTCTTTAAGCTAGATAGAAACTCCATGAGAATTATTGAAATAGCAACTCCAGCCCAAGCAAGTAAAACAATTAAAATTTAAGTATGAGTAGAAAAGAAAAAGAAAAGGAATTCTTTGCCCATCACATGGACAAATTCCGTAAAGCTCAGGTAACTGATCCTTTCTTTGCTATCAAGACTGCTTTCTTTCAGAAAGGTAAGTATGGTAGACAAGTCCAGTTATTTGAGGGTGAACTAAAGAGAGGAGAAGACATCTATATTGAGTTTATTGATATCAATAGAGATGCATCCGGTAAAGAAACAGGTATTGAACCTGCCTTTGAAGATAGACCACTCTTTAAGTACAAACACAATCCTTATTTTGCAGAAGAATATGATGTAAAAGAAGGTACAAATTCTAATGGTGAAAATTATTTTGCCTATACTATTCCATTATCTGAGTTAATGGTTATTATGCCTGATGGTTCTGAGATTACTCAAAATCTTTATGAGAAAAGAAAAGCTGAAGCTCCTAAAGAGCAAGTAACTCTTTCTGTATTTCCAGATTTTGAGGATGAGTTCATTCCAAAGCTTAAAGATGTAAGTTTAGATGTTGAAGAAACAGCTTCTGATATTCTTTTAAGAATTGCAACAGATTTTCAAAAACTAGCAACTAAGATAAAATGAGTATAGTACTTCCAACTAAAAAAGTTAAGGCTGAAAGAGTTAATCCAAAGAGATTGGTTATCTATTCAAAGCCTAAGACAGGTAAAACAACATCATTTGCAGGTCTAGAAGATAATTTGATTCTGGATTTAGAGAATGGTGCTGATTATGTAGAAGCTCTTAAAGTAAAAATTAGCACTCTTCAAGAATTACTTGATGCAGGTAAAGCAATTAAAGCTGCAGGCAATCCATACAAATATGTTACAATTGATACTGTAACTGCATTAGAAGATATGGTAATGCCTTTAGCTATCAAGCTTTACAAGAATACAAGCATGGGTAAAAACTATGATGGTGACAATGTATTATCTCTACCAAATGGTGCGGGGTATTTATATTTAAGACAAGCTTTCTTTCAAGTTTTAGATTTTATTGATACATTAGCTCCCCACATTATTTTGTCTGGTCACATTAAAGACAAGCAAGTTGATGATAAGGGAGAAATGGTTCTAGCTGCAAACATTGATTTGACAGGTAAAATTAAATCTTTAATCTGTGCTAATGCTGATGCAATTGGTTATATGTATCGTAAGGGTAACAAAACTATTTTGTCTTTCAAGACAAATGAAGAAGTTACTTGCGGAGCGAGACCAGAGCATCTCAGAAATGAAGAGATTACAGTAACAGAGATGAATGAAAAAGGAGAACTTGAGTTCCATTGGGACAAAGTATTTATTTAATTATTAAAAACAAAGAAAAATGGCATTAAGCACAACTGATTTGGGCACAGCAGGCTCAGGACTACCAAAAACAATTACTCCAGGTAATCATGTATTGAAAATTAATAGCATTGAACTTGAGGAATTCAAGTTTATTCCTGGTGCATATCATCTTATGATGCATGTGGAGACTCAACCTATTGAAGGTTTTGAGGGCTTTATGATTGATAAAGATGATGAAAGCAAAGGAAGATATGCGGGTCAGATTGGTAGAGTAAAAGCAAGCCAATATGCATTTGCTGATGGTGAAACTAAATCTGGCGTTAAAATTCAGAGAGATAGATCTATTTTGATCTTCTTAAGAACTCTTGCACATACACTAGAACTTGATTCTTGGTTTGTTGAACAAGATGGTCAGCATGAAACAATTGAAGACTTTGTTAAAGCATTCAATAAAACAGCAGATTTCAGAGGTAAATATCTTGAGTTCTGTGTTGCTGGTAAAGAGTATGAAGGTAAATCAGGTTATACTAACTATGACATGTGGTTACCAAAGGCAGAAGGTAAAAAGTATGCATTTGGGGCTGTTGAAGGCGGTGTAGTTATACCTTATGATGAAACTAAGCATCTCAAAAAATTAGAAGTTAAAGAAGTTAAGTCCTTTGGGGATGATGATGATGTTTTTACATCACCGAAAACATCTTCTGACTTTAGTTTAGACTAACTACTACCTAGATAATAGGGGGGAGTTAGTAATAAATTAATGTATAACAGAGATTTCTAACTAAATCAGGAGCCTCCCCCCTTTATTTTTATTGGTTATGATTTCTACAAAGAACTTAGTATCTGATTTACAAGATGTACCCAGAGAATGGGTATTTGAATATTATCTAAACTTAAAAGAAAAACTCATTGGTCAGGATATAAAAATGCTATCTGCATTTAATGTAAAGGATAAAGTTCCAAGCATGTTTATCTATCGCAATGGGGATTGCTATAAGTTTAAAGATTTCTCTTCTGGCTTTCAAGGTGATCAAATTGAACTTGTCAAATGTTTATTTAACTATGATACAAGATTCAAAGCAGTTAATAGAATACTACATGACTATCAAGAGTATCTAAAGTATAATGCGCCTGCAGAAAGAGGACCTATACAATTTCATGATAAGTTCAAGGTAACAGATTTCCAAATGAGACACTGGAATTCCCAAGACTCTAAGTTTTGGATGAGTTTTAGGATTTCTTCAGCCATACTGGAGAGATATAATGTTGTTCCATTGGAGTTCTTTACTATGGAAAAGACTGAAGTTGATGGTAGCATAACATCTTATAAGTTTGCAAGACCCTATGTCTATGGTTATTTTAGACAAGATGGTGAGTTATATAAGATTTACATGCCTAAAGTCCCAGAGAAGAAGTTCATTAAGATCCAGAACTATACACAGGGTATGGATCAACTGCAATATGATTCCAAGTACCTACTAATTGTTTCTTCACTTAAAGATCTTATGTCTTTCAAGAAGCTTGGTATTGGTAATGTAGAATGTATTGCTCCAGACAGTGAGAATACAATGATTGGAGAATCTATTATAAATAAACTTAGAGAAAAGTATTCTAAGATTATTGTACTGTTTGATAATGATGAGCCCGGTATAAAGGCTGCTCAGAGGTATCAGGACAAGTATAATATTCCGCATGTAATACTTGACATGTCTAAGGATTTATCAGACTCTGTCAGAGATCATGGTATTGAAGCTGTGAGAGATAAATTATTATCTTTATTAAAACAAACAGTATGAGTTGGTTATACAAAGGTGAAGTATTTAATGACAGCAAGATTCCAGATGGTGCTGTAGGTTTCATTTATGAAATGGAAGCAATCATTGATGGTAAAGCAGTCCGTTATATTGGTAAGAAGAACTTTTATTCTACAGTTAAAAAGAAACTGGGAAAGAAAGCTATTGCTGCAATGACAGACAAAAGGGCATCAAAATACACTTTTGTTAGTAAAACTAACTATCAAAACTATTACAGTAGTAATCAAGTGCTACAGGATGCACATAAAGCAGGAGTACTTATAAAGAGATTTATGGTTAGGATATGTTTCTCAAAGACAGAGTTAACATATCATGAGACTAAATTTCAATTTGTAAGGGAAGTGCTTGAAAAAGAAGAATATCTAAATGCCAATATTCTTGGCAGGTTTTACAAAATCAAATAGTATGAATGAAATAAATATGATGGGTACCCTTGTCAAATTAGCTGACTTGGGAGTTACTGGTATTAAGGTACAATATGAAGGCTCTGGTGATTCTGGTGCAATTGAAAATGTAGTTTATACTACAGAAAAAATGGATGAAGATGAAGAAGCTGCATTTGATGACATAAATGATATAGAAGTATGGGGACAAGATGTATCACATCTTCAAGAATTAGATTCTGGTCTTAGTTCTGATATAGCAAATTTTGTTGAAGAACAATTACTTAATGATATTGAGGATTGGTGGAACAATGATGGTGGTTATGGTTCAGTATGTATTTTAATTCCTTCAGGTAAATATAAAATCTATAATGATATTAGAATTACTCAAATTGAAAGTTATTTTCATGAAGGATCTTTAATCCAAAAGACATTGTAATGGCACATCCGTATCAACATGCAGTATCTTCAGCTAGAAAGTTTGGAGGTATACCAGAAGACTATATGCATATTCATAATTGGTTTGATGAAACCAAAGCATGGGTAGGTCATAGTAAGCATAGAATGTTCCGTCACCATAGTGAAGGTATATTTGAATGTGAGAAACGTCATGGTTTTTATATTATAAATTCTGATGACAAAAGAGTGTATACAAGATATGTTGCAGAACAACATGTTAAGGAAGATTGCAATGGATATATTCCTACTGCAAAAGAATGGATAGATATGATTGCATCCGGTGAAATTAAAGACTGGGCTATTAAGACCTTAAAAATTGAAGACTAATGACAAGAGATGAATTAAAAAATCTGATTAACATGTTTCAATCAAGTGATTCTGAGAACCATGTAGTTGCATTTCATGCAATTGAGAACAGTAAACTTGATAATAATGAGTTAGTATTATTGTATAAATTTTCTGGACAACCATTTGCACAATGGAAGAAAGAAGTTCCAAAAACTGCACAGAGAATTGCTGATGTAATTGGTGATGAAGCCATAGCATTATCATCTGCACGTGTACTTGGTATTATTACTAATAATAAAGCAGCTAAACATGTAATAGAAACATTCCTGGAGTTTTTCATCCGGGATTTAACCAGTATGTTAGGAAGCATAGGGTATCCAATGGACAAAGTAGACATCAATGTAAAAATAAAAGATGATGGACAAAGCACAGAGCCTTAGTAAAATAAGTAAAGACTTAATGTTGAAAGAGCCCTATTATGGGTTTTTTCTCATTATGTTAAATAAAGTTTGGAGAAAAGATCTCCCAACTGCAGGAGTAAGCAAACAGAATATTAATTATCAATTAGCCATCAATGAGGAATTCTGGACTGGTCTAAGTGATGATCATAAAATGGGCTTACTGAAGCATGAATTACTCCATATTGCATTTGGTCACCTTACAAGTTTTAGTTCTTTTAGTAACAAAAAGCTTGCAAATGTTGCTATGGATATGGAAATTAATCAGTATATTGAAGACTCTTGGCTGCCAGAAGGAGGTATCAGAATTGAAGATTATGAAGATCTTAAACTAGATAAAAAGGCTGGTTGTAGATATTACTATGACCAGCTTCTCCGTCTTCAAGATGAGAAGGATAAGAATGGTACAACAGGTAATGATGCCATGGATAAACTTCTTGATAATGTAGCTAGTGGAAATATTCCAGATCATAGCACATGGGAAGAGTTTGAGGACATGACTGATGCTGAGAAAAAGCTAATTGAAAAGCAAGTTCAGAAGATTCTACAAGATGCAAAAGAGCAGACTGTAAAGAAACGTGGTACTGTACCAGGTGAGATTGAGGGTCTAATTGTAGTTGAGGAGTTTACTGCACCTAAGTTTGATTGGAAAGGTTATCTCAGAAGATTTACTGGAGTAAGTACTAAAGTATTTACTAAGAAGATCAGGAGAAAAGAGAACCGTAGATATGAAGATAATCCAGGTCTGAAGATTAAGATGCGTCAACACATGTTGCTTGCTATTGATACTTCAGGTTCAGTAAGTGATACAGAGCTTGCTGAGTTTATGAATGAGATACATCATATCTATAAAGTAGGAGTAGATATTACTGTAGTACAGTGTGATACTTCTATTAAATCTATTGAGCCTTACAAAGGCAAAAATGAAATCAATGTATTTGGAAGAGGTGGGACTGAATTTGATCCCGTCCTAGATTATTACAATGCAAACCTAAAGAAATATACAAGCTTGGTATATTTTACTGATGGTGAATGTTATACATCTGTAAAACCAAAGGGTAAAGTCCTATGGGTTTTGTCAGAAAGATCAGGCATGAATGAAGACCTTCCGGGGCAGATAATTAAATTAGAATTATAAAAACAAACATTATGAACACAGTACAATTGAATGCAGAAGAGTTGAAAGGTTTTATCCGTCACATGGTAAATAATAATCAGCACATCCAAGCTCAGGGTAAAGTTCCTGTAGCTGTCAATATTGAGGGTGATGCTGGTCTTGGTAAGACTTCAACTATTTTACAATTGGGCAAAGAGCTTGGAATGGATGTTGTAAAACTTAATCTATCTCAGATTGAGGAGTTAGGTGACCTTGTTGGTTTTCCTGTTAAAGAATTTCTTGTAAAGAATCAAGAGGGTAAACAAAGATGGATTACTGAAGCTCAAGTAAATGGTGCTCTTAAAGCAGGCTATACTGTAGCTGATAAGAGAATGTCTCATGCTGCTCCTGAGTGGATTCAAGGTAAAGGTGAAGGTGGTTTCCTAATCTTGGATGACTATACTCGTGCTGACCACAGATTCATGCAAGCTACTATGGAGATTCTTGACCGTCAAGAATATGTATCATGGAAGCTTCCTAAGAACTGGCATGTTATCTTGACTTCAAATCCAGACAATGGTGACTATAATGTAACTAGTCTTGACGTAGCTCAGAAGACCAGATTTATTTCTGTTGAGATGAAGTATGATGCTAATGTATGGGCTAAGTGGGCTGAGAGTGCAGGTATTGATGGTAGATGTATTAACTTCATGTTGATGCACCCAGAGCTTGTAACTCAACGTGTGAATCCAAGATCTATTACTACATTCTTTAATGCTATTAGTTCTATTCCTAAGTTTGAAGAACAGTTACCACTTATCCAAATGATTGGTGAGGGTTCTGTAGGTGCAGATTTCTCTAGCATGTTTACTATGTTTATTAATAATAAACTAGATAAGATTATTTCTCCTGAAGATATCCTTACTAAGGATGAAGCATATGTAAAAGGTGCTATTCTATCTTCAGTAGGACAAGGTGATGATTTCCGTGCTGACTTATCCAGTGTCATTGCAACACGTGTTATTAACTATGCACTTACTATTGCTGACAAAGGTGGAGTTCCACAGCCTGTGATTGACAGATTGGCTAAACTAACTACAGAGTTTGATGGCTTTACAAATGACTTGAGATACTATATGGTCAAAGAGATTGTAAATGGTAACAAAGTCAAGTTTGCAAAGCTTATGCAAGATACTAACGTAGTTAAGATGGCAATTCAGTAATAACTAAGGGGGTGTAACAGCCCCCTTTATTTTATAATTATGACAAGAGCAGTATTTTTTGATATAGAAGATGGAGTATTCAATGTAGATGTAAGATATGTACTTGAAGACTCTTCAAAATTTGAACTATTTACAATAAGTAAAGGGTATACTCCTGCGCAAGGAGATACAATTTATCTTATGCCGGGTGTTAATATCCCAAGAGCCAAACTGAAATACTTAGCACTTAATCAAGGGATTAAAGTAGTAAGAGATTCTGACAAAGCAAATGTAATAATTACAGGTAAAGCTACTACAGGCAAACTATTAAATGGTAGTTGGTATTATACAGCACCAGTAGCTAAGATTGAAGAGTATCTTGATAAAGTAGATGTAGATGATTATTATAAAGATAATCTACGCACAGCTATGCAATCTTCAGAATCAGATAATGTATACTTTAATTATAGTACTAAGGTTAGTATTAATCAACATGTAGTTACTAGTGTATTTACTGGAAGTTCTTTTCACTATTATCATATAGATGATGAGTGGAAAGAATTGATTGAAGAATGTCAGAATAAAGTAGTTTATGATGAATCTGAATTGCTTGCTATGATTAATGGTGATGATGCTGTAACAATTACTAATGAGGTATATACTCAGTTGCGTGAGATGTTTAAGAGCTCAGACAAGGACAATCATATCATGGCAATGGAGATTATGGCAAACTCTAATTATGTAGAGAGTGCATTGTATCTACTCATGCTACTTGAAGAATATGGTCATAGGATTGCAGACTGTAATACTAAGAACCATATTAATTTTAAGTCTATGGTTAGTTATTTTGGCCTTAGAGTTAGAGATGTAGATTGTTTAGATCCAGATGATGTTTCTAAGAAATTAGTTTCACTTAATCTTCTTACCACAGAGTGGTTAAATATTCTTTTAAAGTCTAGACTTGATTGGTTTATTACAAATATTGCTAGAAGTTCTACTTTTAATGTAGCAAGTATAGTTCCTACACTAGATGTTGCATCAGTAATTCAGTCTGAATATAGAGCAGAGATTAGCTTTGATGATAGGAGTCCAATTTTAGACTTTGCTACTGGTGTTAATGAAGTTCCTGAGAGAATAGAAGAAGTAGATCAAGATGATTTAAGTGCACCAGTTCTAGAAGAATCAAATGAGTTACCTCCACCACCTGAAGAAATTATTCTTGAGGAAATAGTACCTGTATCAAATAACAATCAAATAGAAGAAACTAATGAGTCCACTGACATTGACTGGTTCTGATGAACTAGAATTATTTTACAAGAAACCATTCTGGTTTAGCTACAGTAGCATTAATAAGTTATTGTTTTCACCAAGAATGTTTTACAGTCATTATGTTTTGAATCAGAGAGAAGACAGTACAGACGCGCACCTGGTAGCAGGGCGTGTCTTACACTGTCTCTTATTTGAGCCAGATCATTATGACAAACAATTTATTAGCATGCCAGGCAAATATCCTACGGATAGCCAAAGAAAGATTATTGATAATATTTTCAAGTACCATTGTACAGTTGGAAATGATTCATTATCTTTGGATGATTACTCTCAGGAGATACTCACAGAACTACTCACAGCCAACTTATATCAGTCCCTTAAAACAGATCAGCAAAGACTTGACAAAGTTTTAACTGATGAAAACAAATCCTATTTTAACTTCTTAAAAGAAAGTCTTGATAAGACTGTAGTAGATGAGGTTACTTTGAATAATTGCAAAGAATCCCTCATAGAACTAAAGTCTAATCAAGCAGTAAGAGCCCTTTTACAATTAGATAAAACTCCTAATGATGTTCACATAAAAACATTTAGTGAGCATATGATTAGTATTAATCAGGAGCATTTACCGTTTGGTTATAAAGGTATCTTAGATAATGTGGTAATGGATTATGATTCCAAGACCTTATTTATCAATGACTTAAAGACCACAGGTAAAGACATTGCATCTTTCCCAGAGTCTGTAAGCTATTATAAGTATTGGATTCAGGCTGCCATTTATCACAAGCTTGCCTGGAATAACTTTATTAAAGTACTTCCGGATGCTGTTGAATGGAATATTGTAATTACATTTATAGTAATTGATAAGTACAATCAAGTGTACCCGTACCAGGTAAGCAAAGAAACATTAGAAATGTGGTTAGCTGACTTTGAAGACATAGAGGATAAAATTAAATATCACTATGAAAACAGAGAATATAGACTACCATATGAATTAGCTTTAGGTAATGTAACACTGTAGATTATGGTAATTAATGCGCTTTATAAGAAGTATTTTCAAAAGTCTAAGATTTTTATTTATCCGCTCTTAGACATTAAAAGGGGTACTCAAATTGTTCCAAGTGAGACATATCTTGCTTGGAATGATTTGTATTCTCCTGAGGATAAAAAACTGATATGTGTTTATAATGCAGAACAATTTGGATTTGCAGAATTTGAAAAGGATGTTTTATTAAAACATGATAGACTATGTGATTATAATAAAATAAATCCTTCTCAATGTGTCTGTGTATTTGATTTTTCTGATTTAGGAGCTGATTGGAACAAACTAATTACTGGTAAATACAGTAAAATAAGTGAAGGAGTAAAGCGCAAAATTGTAAACTTTTTTGACAAAAACAGTGGAAACCATGTATACGTAACAAGTTACATGTTTCCTAAACAGTTTTTTAAAAGGTATGCGGAAATATTAAATGTTTCTGTAACTTTACTGGAAGAAGTCGGAGAATTATGTGACAAACCTGATCTTGAAAAAGAAAGGTTAACATTAGAAGTTGCAAATTTGGAAACTATTGATAATTCTAAATTATCTTTGTAAAATAAAAAACTAACAAAATGAGTGAAAACACAATGATGCTTGTACAAGCAACTTGGCAAGAAAGCCAAACATTTAGAATGATTCCTATTGCAGAATCATGTCCTTATGTAGAATGTATTTTTGATCCAAAGACTAAAGTTTTTGTTATCATCTCTAAAATTAAAAGAACATCTTTACAGATGCTTCCTAAATTAGATGAGTATGGTCAACCTATTACAGGAACAAAAGGACACAAAGAAGAAAGACATAAGCTTGAAGTATTCCAAGAATTTTATATTGAGGATAAAGAAGCTGTAAAAAAATTAATTGACTTATTTGCAGTTAATAAAGATTTTGACTATCTTAGCTTTATTAATTCATAGCGAATTGTTTTAAAGGTGTAACAGTAAAAAGAGGTAAATGTACAGTTTACCTTTTTTTATGCGGTAAAAGGGGGGACAGCTTAACTGAACAAATAGTATGAGAACACATTGGGTAATGGACTATGAAACTCTTAGTAATTGTTTTATAGCAGTATTTGAAGACATTAAGTCTGAACAGAGAGAGATCTTTGTAGTACATGAATCACAGAATGATATCTTAGAGCTTGTAGAATTCTTGCAGGGTAATATTGCAAGAGAAGAATGGCATGTATCTTTTAATGGTCTTGGATTTGACAGTCAGATTACTGAGTATATTCTCAGAAACAGAGACACTGTTATTCATAACACAGGAGAGTCAATTGCTAAATGGCTCTATGGTAAAGCTCAGGATATTATTGGAAGACAGAATCGTCAAGAGTTTTTGGAATTCTCTCCAAGAGATCTTCAGATTAACCAGGTAGATGTATTTAAACTAAATCACTGGGATAATAATGCTAAGAGAAGTTCTTTAAAGTGGATTCAGTATACTATGGATTGGCATAACATAATGGACATGCCTATTCATCATACTAGTAAAATCACTGCAGAACAGATTCCAGAAGTTATTAGATATTGTATTAATGATGTTAAGTCTACCAAGCAAATTATGCAGCTTAGTAAGAGCCAGATTGAGTTGCGTAGACAACTAACAGAAGAATATGGTATTAATCTCTTCAGTGCTTCTGAGCCAAGAATTTCTAAGGAGTTATTCCTGATGTTCCTGAGTGAACAGACTGGTATTAAAAGATGGGACCTCAGACAAATGAGAACCCATAGAAGTATGATTAAGGTAGATGAAATTATTCTACCCTATATTGAATTCAAGACAGCTACATTCCAGAATCTTCTTAAGAAGTTTAAGGAAGTAGTTATCTTCCCAGGTCAGACTAAAGGGGGCTTTAAGTATTCTATACAGTACAAAGGAGTCAAGACTGATTATGGTCTTGGCGGTATCCATGGTGCTAGAAGAAGTAAGGTCTATAAGTCTGATGAGGACATGGTAATAATGACGTCTGACGTTACTAGTTTCTATCCTAATCTGGCTATTAGAAACAAGTGGGCTCCAGCTCATTTACCACAAGATGAATTCTGCAGTCTATATGAATGGTTTTTTGAAGAGAGGAAGAAGATTCCTAAATCTGATCCTAAGAATTATGTATATAAGATTATCCTAAACTCAACCTATGGGTTAAGTAATGATGAGAACAGCTTCCTATATGATCCTGAATTTACAATGAGGATTACTATTAATGGTCAGCTAAGTTTATCAATGCTATATGAGATGATCTGTGAAGAGATTCCCGGTGCAATTCCACTAATGCAGAATACAGATGGTCTTGAGACTATGATCCCAAGACAACATGTAGACAAGTATATGGAGATTTGCAAGAGATGGGAAGAGATGACTAATCTACAGTTAGAACATGACACTTATAGTAAGATTGTTCTTGGTGATGTAAATAATTACATTGCCGTTACTGAAGATGGTAAGTCAAAATGCAAGGGCAGATTTGAGTACAAAGATTTGGCCATGCATAAAAACAAAAGCTTTTTGATTATTCCTAAAGCTTTACATGCATATTTTGTAGATGGAATAGATCCTGAAGACTTTATGAAAGCTAACACAGATATATTTGACTATTGTGGTGGTGTTAAAATTAAAGGAGACTGGTCATTCCACTTCCATAAAGTAGTAAATGGTGAGTATCAAGATGTCCCTTTACAACATACCATTAGATATTATGTATCTAATAGTGGTGGTAAAATTGTTAAGAAGAACAATGAGGACATGCGGGCTATACAAGTAGAAGCTGGCAAATGGATGCAGACCCTTATGATTGATTATGAAGAAAAAGAGTTTGAGGAGTATGATATTAATCTCAAGTATTACCTAGAGAAAGTAAGAAAGGAAATTGAGAACCTTGAACCAAGTACAAACCAACTAACTTTATTTTAAAATGCCAAAGAAAATTAAAGAATGTAGTAAGGCGCACTTGATTAGTGTGCCACTACCAGATCATGGAGATACTTATACAGTAATTAGCCATGAGTCAGTTATTGATTATGCATATACAGAACTAGCTAATGCTGGTTTTGGAATTGTATCTGAAGAGTACAGAGCTACTGCAGATGGTAATATTGCACAAGGTATATACAGACTTCAGTATCAGAATGATCCTGAGTTATCTATGATGTTTGCTTGGACTAATAGTTACAACAAACAAGTTAGATTTAAGTGTGGAGTTGGTGCATATGTGAACCAGATTGGCACCACCATGGTCTGTGGTGACATGGGTAGCTGGGCTAGAAAGCATACTGGTACAGCAGATGAAGAGACTGTAGCTACAATTAAAGAACAGATTGCTAATGCTCACATGTATTATGATCAGTTAGTAGCTGATAAAGATGCAATGAAAGAAATCAAGATGAATAAGAGAAAGCAAGCTCAGCTTCTTGGTATTTTGTTTGCTGAATATCAGATACTTACTACCGAACAAGCTAGTATTGTAAGATCACAGATGGATAAACCAACACATGTGTTTGAAGACTCTAGTAGTCTATGGGCTTTCTATAACTATGTAACTACTGCTTTACAATCTTCTCATCCAAAAACATGGATGGAGGATCAGAGAGTTCTTCACTACTTTATCTCTAGTGTAAACAACTTTTCTAAACCACTTCCAATTCAACCAGAACCTGCAGTTAATGATGAGGAAGAAAAAGTTATTGACCCATTGTTGAATAACTATGGTCAGCCTGAGAATCAAACTAATCTTTTAGTTCAGATTGAAGAAGCTGAGCAAATTGAAGCTGAAATTGTTCAGGCTGCATTAGCAACTGAAGCTCTTGAAGAAACAGTAACTTATACCGATCCTATGGGTAATACTTTTGAAGCACCAGTATTTGACACTATTGATCTTAATAAAGACACCAAGATGTCAGTTATGATAAATCCATGTTCAGCACATGACTCTGAGCCTACAGATGAGTGGATGGATAGTATTGATGAAGCTGTTGAATTAGATGTTCCAGTTAAATCTTTAACACCTACATTTGCAGATGTTCAATTATTAGAAGCTACTGAAAATTCAGAAGGAGAATCTATTAATGCTAATCTTGATAATTTACCACAAGAAGCAAATGATTTTGACTTTGACTTTTCAGAAGAAGAAGATGATGATTCAAGTTTTTTCTGATTAATAACAAACAATAATCAACTAAAGGGGTACAGAAATGTGCCCCTTTTTTTTTAAATTTGAACTATGAAAGAACAATTAAAAGCAGTAGAAGAGTTCCATAATGCATTTGGACAAAAAAATGGTAAATGGCCACAGCCATTAAGTGAACATGAGTTTAATCTCAGACACTCATTAATGAAAGAAGAGAATGATGAATACTTAGAAGCTTGTTTTAAGAATTCACTAATAGAAATTGCAGATGCATTGGGTGATCAATTATACATCCTATGCGGGACTATTCTTAAGCATGGTATGCAACATATCATAGAAGATGTATTTAATGAAATACAAGCTAGCAATATGAGCAAATTAGGGGATGATGGCAAGCCTGTCCTCCGTGAAGATGGTAAAATTTTAAAAGGTCCTGGATATTTTAGGCCAGACTTAAGTAAGTTTATTAAAATAGAAGATGGAAACACTAAAGTGCTTTGAGTGTAAAATAGAAAAGCCTTTATCTAAGTATGCTCCTAACCGTAGAAAGTATCAGATTAAATCTAATAAAGGAATGTGTATAGTATGCAAAAAATGCTGTTTACACAATGCCATTACTAAATTACAAGTAGTCAGATATAATTTTGATGAAAATAAATTTGAGATAATTAAGTTCAAAGATGCTAATGAAGCAGTAGAATTTATCAATAAAGAAGAAGGGGAGTATTAACTCCCCTTTTTTTTATCTAAAGAAACTTGATTCAAATGCTTTTACTGCCTGCTCAGGCTCTATATTGTAACCTGATTGACCCATAAGTTTTAAAAAAGCTGCCCATGCTTTGTTATCACCCTTTTCCCATACTCCAGTTTCTCTTTTATATTCTTCATTAATATTCCAAGGTAGTACTTGATTTATAAACTTAATAAGTCTATCTACAGTACTAGTCATTGCTGTAGGGGATCTGAAGATACGGATAGCATCTATAGGATTTAAATAAGAGGCTGTTTCAGACCTCATTCTAATTGTCTCATACAGCATGAAGTTATATACATAGTTATCTTGGATAGGATCTCTCTCATCATCATCAGGATTTACCAGAATTTGTGATAGAATAAATCCTAAGGTTGCAAGACCAAGAATAAGACCAACCTCAGTTAATACTTTTCTAATTTGTGCTTTTTGAAACGGTGTATAGGTTGACCAGTTTTTAATTATGTTGTACTTATATTGTTTTAAATCTGACAAAAGAACATCTGCAAAAGTTCTATAGTAACCTTCTGTTGGAGTACCAATTTCATGGTCCATTGAGGCTCTCTTAAATCTTCTTTTATATCCTGGAGCAACATGCTTTCTATACATTAGAGCTAAGCGTCCTACAGATAATTTTTGCATTACACCCTTATCAAAGTCATTATATACACCGTTCATGTATTTATTAATACCATGAAGTCTAGCTTGGATATCTTGTCTATGGGTTTCTGTAAATTGGATGTATACAGTATCCCCATTTTGATCTTTTTCAATAACTCCGTTGTTGTCTGTTTTAGCAATCTTAATCTTACCTTGAATATCTTTTACACCATATGCATTGTATGCTTCAAGCAATGAAGTCTCTTGATTTTTCTGAACATCTAATACTTTAATAGAATCTAATAATGCACACATGGTAGATGCCTGAAGTTCATATTCCCCAAAATGCATGTTAAAGAATAAACTATCAGTTCTAATTAACTTATTTAAAGTTCCTTTAGATACATTTCTACCGTATTGATCTTTAAAGTTACCTTGCATTGCATCATATAACTCTACAAGTTGTCCCAGTGTACTCTTTGGAGCCGGTAATGTAAAATCATTTAATACTCCAGGTATATTTTTAGCAACAAAAGCTTTACCTCTAAGAACATTTCTACCAGTAAAGAATTGACCTCCTGCAGCTTCAATTGCTAATTGAATATTACCTTGCATATTGTTGGCAACACCTTTAAGTAAGTCAGCAGCCAATGATGTTAATGCTGATAAGCTCATTGCTGTGTTGGTAATTTTGGTAAAGGATAAACCTCCCCAAAACTCTTCAGCTTTTTGCATCTCACCATATACAACCATGTTGATAAACTCATCTAAATGTTTTTTAGAATAGCTTTCTCCATTTTGGCGGAGAAATTCTTCATAACCCATCTTATTTGCAAATGCATCCAATACAGCTTGCCCTCTACTATTTGTAATTGGAACCTTGCGGGCACCAATCACAGCTTTCATCATTGATATCTCAGAGTTTACACTATTCATAGCCTCATACTTATTGGCCATTGAACTAAATAAAAGAACAGATGAGGCAAAGTCATACGTTACTACATTTGGCTCCATCCTTTGTGTATAGTAGATAGGTAAAAATCTTACGTCTTCTTCTGATAAGTTTCCTAATTGGAATTCTGTATCATAGTTCTGCATACTAAAAGCTTCTTTAACTCGGCTTGCTAAAGCATCTTTAAGTCCATTCTGCATTAATCTTTCTAAGTTAGACTTTTCAACAGAAGGAACTGTATATCCAGGTCTTTGTGATTCAGGAAGTTTTTCTTGAGCCTCAAAATAAATTTTAAGAAGTTTCTCATGATACCTACCTTTTTCATTAATAGGAACATCATTCTGGTTATACATTGCTTTCCACTTGCTACTGATATATTTATCAGCAGGTACTGCTAAGTCTTTTGCGTATATAACTTTTCCATTAAGATTTAAGACATTACTTCTTTGCCATTTCTTAAAGTCTTCTTCAGATATGATACCACGGTTCATATCTTTCATCTTTTCCTCAATGATTTTTTGTCTTTCTGATTCCTCTTTTGGAACAGTGTTGTCAGCTAACCATTGGTTTCTTTTAGTCCACCAAGCACTAATTGCATCTTTCTCAGCTTTAGTTGCTTTTTCACCAACTTTTTCTGGTATAGGTCCAAGAGCTTCATACATCTTTCTTTCAGCAGCTTTGAATGCGTTAACATCATACTTTTGAACAAACTGTACTTCTTGTATTGTAGTTACTGAACCATCTTTATTATATATTGGAATATCTACTATATCAAATAAACCCTCATTAAATTTTTCAGTGTTATCTGCCGAAGCTGGTGCAGTAGCTTTGTACTTAAGAAATGCTTCAACAAGCTCATCTCTTGTTTCAATATCCTGCATTCTAGCAAATTCTAAACTACTTTTAATTGACTTGGCAAATAATGCTAATGCTCCATCAGAAGATGTAATAAGAGGAGAAATAAGAAAGTCAAAAACAGTCTCATCTTTATAAGCCATCTTTAGAATTTTTGTCATAGACTCTTCATCCACATTAAAGGTTTCAAAGAGCTTAATTCTTTCTTCTATTTTTTTAATGAGCTTTTCTTTTCTGGCATCCTTCATTTTAGGGTTTGCCTGAATCTCTACAATTTCATTTTGCATTCTTGTAATCTCATCTGTAATTGTAGAGTCTTTAAGAGTAGACTTGTATGAAACTAAGAACTTAGCTAACATGGGAATAGCTTCAGTTATTACTTTCTTTTTTACTTTGTCTCGGATAGCAATAGCTTCTGTAATCATTTTTTGTGGAGTCATTGGACCAGTCATTTCTTCCATTCCTGGAGGCATTTGAAAGTAATCCATGATATCTGCAGAGTCTATCTCATCTAAAATAGAATAACCATTAACAAAGTCATTAATTGCTGTAAGCTCTGATAACACTTCTTTATAATTCATGTTGTCTTTATTAGACAACAGTGCACCAAATCTTTTTTTAATTTGCTTTGCTTTCTTATAGGCATCATCAACAAAAAGAGCAATAGACTCTACACCTTCTGCAGCATTAATAGCTGACTCAAGGTCTTTGAGTTTCTTTCTCTTATACTTCTGATTCTCAATCTTCTTTTTATTTATGATTTCAATTTGTTTTGCCAAATAGATTTTTACTTTTTGAACTAACTCACTAAGATCTTTTATAGGCTTAGTTTTTTCTTCATCTATTTCATTGAAATCATCATCAAACTCTTTATCAGAAGTATAATCATGAAGGTCATCATTTTCTTCATAACCTTCTTCCACCCAGATTTCTTTTGCTCTGTTTTCTATTTCCTCTGCACTACTAAGACCAGGAGTTCTTAATGCTTTACTATAGCATCTTTGCCATTCTTTACTACTTTTATTAGGACATCTCATTTTAACACAAAGCTTTTAATAGGGTTTCACTAATTTTATTTAAATCTTGTTCTGTTTCTGCATACCTCAAGTCCTCATAGATGTCTGCCATATCAATACCTTTTTCTGCAAGGTATGAATCAATATGTTGTTGCTTAATCATTTGCATGATTGATCTAAACATTTTATCTCTTCTTGCTTCATTAATAGGAGTGGTCACTTCTTCCGGTTCTGGTACAACAGTTCCAGTTTCTAAATCAATATTTTTTAAAAAAGTCATGTTGTTTCCAGGATACACTAAATTGTATAATCCATTTGCATTTATCACCCACTTAAATGTGTCTACTACAAATGCTTTAGGTTTTTGACCATTGTTTCTTTCAACCAAAGACTTATAAGTATCCATACTTTTAGTAATCTCTGGTGTATCATAGGTATCTTCAGGTAAATTATCATCTTCATCTTCCTCAGGCTTTACTTGAGGAGTAATCTTAACTACTACTGTATTACTATTCTTAGTACCTCTTAACGTAAATATTTCTGGAAACTCTTTGTAAAGACCTTCCATAATTTTTAAATTGGGCTCATATACAGTTTTTAAAGTTTCTTGCGTAAGAGCCTGGGATCCGTTGTATAACCAGCCTGTGGTAATAAAGTATGTTCCTTTGTATTTACTGATAACACCTTTGAGTAAATGTTTAATTGCATCTTCAGACATATAAGGATTAATCTTCAATGCTCTTCTTATATTTTTACTAATATTATTCTTTTGCTCAGTAAGCCAAAACTTAACTTCAGTGTTTGTAGGAATATAATAGTCTGCATTTTCTCCACCTTTGTTTAGCGGATAGCTACGCACAAAAGCTTCAGCCAGTGCATCTCCGTAGATGTTAGCTAAAGCTTTGTATCCTTTATCTGATTTATTAATACAACTCATTACAATTTACATTTTAGCATTTCAATGTAATCCTCAACAGGTTGATTGAATGGTATGTCATTGTAGGCCTCAATCAACTCATCTAAGTTACCTAATATATTTTTTTGTTCTTCTGTCAGTCCATTATAAAAATCAGTAATTGCCTCAGTTGGTAATGACTCTACAGTAGCACCTTCTTGTGTTGTTGACCTTTTACCATTATTGCTATTTGGATCCGCCACTCTAAATGTAAAGTTTAATCTCCAGTCATCAGTTAAATTTAGACCACCTTTGAAGCCTTTATTTACATTTGAATTTTCAAGATTAATAGGACCAAGATCTGTCTTTCCATTAACATTAGTTACGGTATGTGAGATTAATCTTGATGGTCCACCAAAGCTTATAACATCACCACTGTTCAGATTAATTTTTTCAAGCTCATACTTATCAGCAGGATTACCTGATATCCAATCGTTTGGTGTATTAGCAAAAGTAAAGTCTGCGTTTGCACCAATAGATACTGAGATAATATCTCTATCTAAGTTTCTATGATCTTCAGTTACATCAGTATGCCATCCAAGAGTACGTCCTGAAGGATATAGATTAATGAGTACTGTATCATAGTCACCCATATCTTGACCGGTTATCTTTTCTAAGATGGCTTTAATGTTTTGTGGGATAGGTACAATTGGTGATCCATCTAAGTTAGTTGGGTAATAATGATACCCCCAACGTCCTGTACCATCTGAACCTTTTACAACAGCTTTTTGACTTACAATATTTCTATTATAATTAGAACCTCTATTATAAGCTTTACCAGTTTTATCTGCAACAAGTTCAGGACTCCATTCAAATTTACCTGCAGATGCCATTACATACTGAGGGAAAGGATTGTACCCATGTTTTTCTAGAATAGACTTACCAAACTCATAGAATTCTTTTTGTTCTTCTTTAGAAAGAGCGTTTTTGAATAATTCTAATCCTGCTTGAATCTCTATACTTGCAGTAGGTTGAGTAGTGAATTTTTTAACAAACTCTTTAAATCCTTCTATATCTTGTTTATTTCCTAATATATGAATTTGTTCTGGTTCAAACGCAACTCCAATTTCATTTGGAGTAATAATAGCGTCATAACCTTCCTCCACAAACTTATCTTTATAAGTTTGTTCTAGACTATCATATTGAAGACTATCTTTTTCTATAAAAGGATTTTTAAAATTTAAAATTAAACTTTTTGTTTTATCACCAAAAATACTAGTAGTTGGTTTGTAGTAACTAAAATAAATTACAGGACTTTCTGTGGATTTAGACAAATCAAATTTTTCAAAATCTTCTTTTCCTTGATGATAAACAATATCTTTTACTTTACTATCAGGAAATATAGTATCTAAGTATGCTGAATACTGTTGTGGTGTACCTATTGAAGCTAACTCAGTATTAGATTCAAATAGTTCTGATACTCCTGGTTTAACTTCACCTACTGGTTGTACTGTAGGTTGAGAGAATGTTTTAGTATATACATCTCTAATAGCTTGTTTACCAGCTTCATTGATTTCTCTAGTACCAATACCTGCAAAGTTCTTTGTAAGAACCGGAACTTCAGATTTAGACCATTCACCATTAAGATTCTTATACCATTGATTTCTTACTTGATCAAATACATAAACTGGTTTACCAGCTTGTATAGCCATTTCCACAGCATATCCTGTACCACCTTGTACTGCAAACTTAAGAAGCTTTCTTGGTTCATTAGATTTTTCATCTCCTTTCCAAATATCACCTTCTTTACCTAATGTACCAATTGCAAATACAGCATCGGAATTAGCAACTTGTGCCCAATTTCTGATCAGTCTCTGATCTTTCATTGTAGTGTACTTATACCCCCACATCTGTTTAGCAGCTTGAGCAACTTTACTTGCTCCTTCTATAGCTATTGGTAAATCTGTAATATCTTCATTTCCTAATGGTGCATTACCTGGTCCTTTTACTCCGGTATAGTAATGTTTATTATTTACCATTCCAAACTCTTTACCAATAATATCCCATTGTGTATCTGAACCAGCAGCACCACCAGAATGATTAGTAAAATCTGCAGGTTTAACACCAGTGGATGGTTGAGTAGATTTTAATTCATTTCTTACTTCCATAAGTAATTTAGAAAATCTACCTTTATCTTGTTCTACTCCATTATATTTATGGGTAAGAGTAGCATTACCTGTAGCAAGTAGTTTAGCTAGAGCATCTGGATTTTGTTCAAAAGAATCTTTTATAAGATTCTTCATAATTGAAGAAGAAAGTCTATCCCATTCACTTCTATTTAATCCAGTTACTTTTTGTCCTAAAGCTTTTGCTTCAGCACCACTAGCTTCTTGTAGCTTATCTAATAAGTTATTTCCAGCTTTTGTAAGTACATCATTATAAAACATATCTGATAACAAAATTTTAGCAGCCTGAAAAGCTCCTTCTACAGATTTAAAACTTAAACCTTGCCACTCGGTTTGATCAATGAAAGGTCTTTCTGCAAAGTTACTTAACTCAGCATTTTCTCCTGTACCAGCATAGATATTGATAGTAGTTTCTGGTCCAGGTTGAATAGTAGATGTACCTGGTTTTTCAATAAAGTCTTTTAAGTTTTCCCAGTCATTATCAGTAAACTCATCAAAAGCATTTTGCAATCCTTTTTCAGGTGATGTGTAGTCTTTTGGATTTACTACATAGTTTTTATAATTAGACTTAGTATTTAAAATAGTAAAGATCTGATCTAATGTAGCAGTGCTTAAGTTATTAGATAGAAAAGATGCTGAAGCAGTTTCCAAGATGGCCGTAAAGTTTTGTGGGTCTAATACTTTATTAAAGCCAAGTTTACTATAACCAACGCCATGTTGATAGAACATCATCAATGAGAAATTCTTAAACACATCCGTAATCTTTTTATTATCAGCTTTTTCTTTTACTTTATCCGAGCTTCTAACTTTTCTTACTGTAGGGTCTGCAAGTTGAATTAAATTTTTATAATACTCTGTAGCATCTGCAGCGCTAAGTGAACCTCTATCATTAAGTTCTAATACATTAACTTCTTTTTCAAATTTAGCTGGTGCTAATTGTGCAAGAATAGGATAGTTAAACTTAATATTTTGATCTTCAAACTCAGAAATAGTATTCATAACCAAGTCAGTATATGAATACTTAGTGGTACCCATGATAAATGCTCTGTTAAAGCTATTCATCAATGCTCTTTGAGTTATGAAGCTATCAGTTTCTTCTTTGTAAACACTTTTTAAATATTCTTTTTCAACAATAAATTTTAAGTAGCTTGCAAATGTTGGAAAAGGATTTTCACTTGGAAGGAACGTATCTTGATTAGTATTTTTAAAGCTATCTAGTGAATTATTTCCTGCAAGGAAAATTCTTGCTTTATAATCATTCTCAGCTTTTTCAACATTAACATTAAATCCTTTATCAGTAAGTACTACAGCAGGACCTTCTTTAACTTGATTGATAGGATTGCTATGAATTTGATTAGGTAACAATACAGGTTGGCCATTCTCATCCGGATAGTTAGACATTGTATTTTGATAGATATAGTTTACTACTGCATTATTATATGCATTTGTAAATCTTTCTTGACCTTTAATACCAGCACCATACTTTTGAGCAATAGCTTCTTTGTTCTTAGTGATTCTGTTATCAATATAATTTAATATTGTATCATTAAGTCTTAAAGAGAATAATGGAACTGTTAAGTCTAATATTAAATCACTTTTGTAGAATGAAGATAAAATTGAGTTGTTTCTTAACCTATTCAAGAAATTTTTATCAACCTTAGATACTTCAGACAACATAGTTAAAGCATTGTCTCTTTTCTTAACATGTAAGGTAGTATCTAACAATCCAGTATCAGGATTGAATGCCATCTCTAAGGCATCCATTCCACTAAATTGTTTTTCTAGCTGAATCATACGTAACAAAATAGCCAAATTTTCAATAGTTGGCTGAGCACCCTGTCTAATTATATCTTTTAATTTCTCTTCAGTAAGTAAAGCATCTTCACTTCCAAAAGCTCTTGTCCATGCAGCTTGACCAGCATAGTAGTAATTATCATTGTTAGCAATACCTGAACTTCTTTTATAGTATTCTTTTTGTTGTTCAAAAGGTACATTCTCAACATACTCTCTAATCTCAACAATTTTATCTAATGGAAAGTCTTTGCTTTTAAACATTCTCTTTCCAGTAGCTAACATTGGTTTACTTACCTCATCCTCCTCAAATAAAGTAAATATGTATTTTTTATTTAAGTCTTGTTTCTGTAACATATCAGTTACATCCATAAGTCTTCTATCATTTGCATAGTTTGCAAGCTGTTTTACAACATCTTCAGATAAACCATCTTTTACCATTTGATTAATGGTAAGTCTGGCAGCTGCAGATTTAACTTGATGCTTTGGTACAGAATCCGTAAGTAATTTAGATGTTGAGCCACCTAAGTATATTTGATTATCAATATAAACTTCAATGATAGGATTATTAATAAATGCAAAAACCTCAGGTATACTTGCACCAGCTTCAATTAAGTGGTTAATTGTAGTTATAGCCTCTTTAACAATTTTTAATTTATGCGGAAATGGATTGTTTGCACGGTCAAGAATACCTTGTAGACCATGTGAAAATATGTCACCAATTTTTTCTCCGTCAACATTATTTTCATGAGACAAGGAAACAATATCCTCAAGATTAGCACCTTTTATTGATTGATGCTTGATAGGCATGACTACTTTATATTCAGCGTCTAGCTCATCATATTTTTTAGTCTCATCATTCCAGATAGTTGCTTTATAAGTTGCAGGCATAACTGCGCCAACACTCTTAAATAAGGTATGTACTTTGTTTTTCTTAGCTAAAATACCTAACGGTAAGTTTCCTGAAAGCATTTGCTCATGAACTGCTAAGTTGTATTCATCATCAAAAACTCTTGAAGGGCTCATTACTTCATCACCATCAATGTTTAATCTTACAGGTTCTTGATGAGCATTTTGTTTGAAATTGTAACCCTTTATATAATCTTCATAAAATTCAACTTGGTCTTCAACTAAGTATGTATTATTAGGTTTAGTCAAAGCGGCATAGTTATCAGGCAATGATAAGATTGCTTTAGTACTATTGATTAATTGATTTTGTGACCATTTTTTATACTCATTAATCAAAGACCCTGCACTACGGAAACCTTTAGCTTTTCTTTCTTTTAATGTAGCTTTATTAGCTTTTTTAACAAGAGTTCTAAGTTCTTCTATTGACTCGGCTGGTTTTTGTGGAAGTGTACCATCTGAATTAATATTAGGAAGCATGAAGAAGATCTTATCTACGTCAAAGTCAGAACCTGCTTTAGCAACGATTTCTGTTGGCACAATTACTGTATTACCTACTGATGCGTCAAGGAAATGCCATACTTCAGCAAACTCCATTGAGTTAGGGGCATCCGTTGGGATTCTTGGACCAGTAATAGTAATCAAGTCTCTATTTTCTTTTAACCAATCTTCATTTTGTATTAGAGCATTTAATCTATCTCTGTTTCCAATAGGTTCCCCGTCAGGATGTTTAAGTTTAAGGATGTTTAGAAAATCACCATTTAATGCAAGAGCAACTTTCATAGCTTCTGTAGGTAATCTATTACCATCTTTATCAAAAGATGTTCTATAGAATGGTAAGTTATTAGTACCTAAAAGTTTTTTAATCTCTTCTTCATCTTTTAATACATCAAAACCATTGTCCCAAATACCATTATAGAAAGTAGATGGTGCTTGTACGAGTGCTTCACCTTTGGTTTTTTGTTTAATTACACTCTTTTGAATACGGTTAACAATGATTTTTTCAATAGTATCCGCCTGAGGGTGAATAGAAAAGTCCATTGACAAGTTACCTGTTACTCTGGTATCAAGTAATGTAATAAGGTGGTCTGGTATTTCTTTTGCTCCTAATTCTTCTCTGATAAGTTCAATAAATTTATCTAACTGACCTGTGTAAGTTTCTGTTTTAGGATCATACTCATAACCTATTTTATTGAGGAGTTCAAGTTCTGAGATATCTGTGTAGTTACCAACTGCATTAATGTAGTCATCAACAATCTCTTTGTGATCTGAGTTAATAATCTCCCCAACATCAAACATACCGTCTAGTAATAGTACGCGTTTTTGTGTAGGGTAGCTTATTTCTTTCTTAAGTTTAGAAGAAACCTCAGTTACATCTTTTAAATACTCTAAGTGAATTTGATTAAGTCTTACAGGGGCATCTTTAGAAACAGCTTTTTCTTGACTATCTGGTGCAAAAATGTTATCAAAGCTACCATCCATAGTAAGTGTAGACACTTTTGATCCTGAGCCAAATGCATAGTATTGCATGTTAGACTTTAACATCTTTAAGTGCAAGTCATACATTGCGGTTCCTGGCTTTGCAACTGTAGGAATAATTGGCGTTACGGCAAACTTATGCATACCTGTTGTTGCAATAGGTGCATTAGCAATAGAACCATAAAAATGTAATTTATAGATAGGGAAGAACTCTTTAATTTTATTTGAGTCAACATCTTCTCCATTTATAATTTGTTGGTATAATGATTCTTGTGCAACAGACCATTTGTTATTCATAAACCTTAATGTTCTATATGCATCAAGGGTTATAAATGCACCACCATCAGACTCGGTCATTTTCTTGTATGCCTTAGCATCTTTAGCCAGTCTTCTTTCAACTTCTTTTTTAAGCTTCTTAGGATCTGAAATTACTTTAGATAAGTCTTTTATATACTTCTCTTCCCATGCATCAAGCATGTCTTGTAGATAAACAGATGTTCTTTCAGCATCAGCAATAACTCCGGTGTTAAGTTTACCTTCCATTACAAACTGATCAACTGTTGGATCATTTAATTCTTTAGCAAGTTTAGCAGCATATGTGTTTTTATTGAACACATTATTAATAAACTTATGCATATATTCATCATTCAAGAAAGGATCACCATCTGAAGTAGAACCTGGAGCACGTTTAGAAGCAGCTTGTTTATCATGGTTAAACTGTGAAAGGTCACCATTGATTAAATTAAATGTTTCAAACTTATGAATCCAGTCATTATACAAGTATGCTTTAAGCAAAGCATAGTCTATTGCTTTTTCTTGCTGTACTTTTATTTTATTAGGATCAATGCCAAGTTTCTCATATAGTTTAGGATCAATGAAAGATAGTTTAGAAAACTCATTCTTATATAATGACTCTACTTTTTCATCAAAGTAGTCTACAATATCCTTTTGGATTTTTAAGAAGAGCTCTTGGTTGTTTCTAATAAAAGTAGGTAAGTCAATTACAGGGTCATTAGCTAATTTATATAAATCAGCTTTTGTATCCTTTCTTAGAATATTATCAAAGGCTGTGAATAATTCTCCAGCTCTAACAATTTTTCCAGATTTAGATTTAACAACCTCTCTGTTATAACCCTTTATTGTTAAAAGGTCATTAGGATTTTGTTTGAAGTATCTGATTCTATCAAACTCAGCAGCAATGTAGTCTAAGAAGTAACCACCAACAGCAACAATCTCACCATCAGTAAGTTTTTGTCCAGGCTTGGTAACAAACTTAGACATGTCAATGTAGAGGTTTTGATCTACACCATTGGTAATACCATTCACTACAACTTTTGCTTTACCTCCAAGTTGTTTAATACCAAATGCTGATTTTTTTTCAGCATGGCGAATAAACTCAGCAATACCTTTTAATCCAAAAGTGTGAAGGTTTTGGAAGAACTTTCCTGTTTTATCTAAGTCAGCAGTATTAAAACCATCTATACCAGATATTTGTGTACCTGCAGGAGTTAAAAACTGAATAGATCTATTACTTTTCTTTTCAAAGTCTTCTGTCTCTCCAGTTGTATCAAACACTGCAGCTAAGAGCTTTGATCTTAATGTAAAGAATGATTTACCTGGTTTAAAGTGTGACATGTATGAATACTTAGGATCTGTCCATAAGTCGGCAAGATTCTCAACAGTATTTAATGCATCAATTGTAACACTAACTTGGCTGTGATTTACATTTTCATATGCAATGTTTCCATCAGGAAGTAATACACCCGGGTTAGCATTTGCATAACCATATTTAATCTGTAACTCAGCAATCCTTTTTAGGATATTTTTTTCTGCTACTTCTTTCTTAAAAGTTTCTAAAATTCCTTTAGGTACCTCAGTTCTAAGAATAGAAATAGGATTATTAATAAACTTAGTTAAGTACTCTTTTTGTACATCAGTACTTTGTGGGTTATCCTGAATCTTTTTAAAGTCTTTTACAATATCATAGAAATATTGTAATCCATAATATTCAGTATCATTATCAAGTGCTTCTTTAATTGCAGGAAGATTGTCTAGCTTTATTCCTAATGTTGCTGCAAATTCCATAGACTTTGAAAGATCTAACTCACCTGGGCTCTTTTTATTTTCAAAGTCATTAACAACATTAGTTAAGTTTAAGATAGCTTGATTAACATCATTCTTTGAAATGTATCTTCCAGGATTGCTACTTTTAAATAAAGCCTCAAATTTTCTAATTGTCCCATCCACTGCAAGAGAAGACTCAGTCACATCAG